ATTAACATCTGCACTCTCTATATTTGTGCCTGATACGCTCAGAGAATATCCTGTGCGGTATTGATAACTGGTTATGCTCTCGGTAACTACACTTTGAGATGTAGAATTTGTACTTGAAGATCCGGTCCGGAAAGTAGGTACTATTGGGTTTGCAAGGGTTTTGACAGGAAATAATATTATTAATAGCAGCCAAAACCTAGTCAATTTGAATTGTAACTGTAGTTGATCCTATGCAACTAGAACCAGATCCAAATGCACCGCTACAAGTATGAACACCACTACTTAAACTCGTCATTGCCCCACTACCTAGAGTGCCCCCAGAACCTATTGTTGTTTGTCCCGACAGATGAGGTAATGCTGCTATGCCGGACGATGGTGTAACAGCAGATGGAGTTGCATCTCCTATTGTTACCGCTTCTGTAAGGCTAAACGCTGACCCAGCTGTTGTGATAGCTTTATCAGTCTGAATCAAAGCCGGAACTCCTGAGGTCAAGCTGGAAACATTGAGTCCTCCAATCGCACCAGATGTAGTAGATCCTCCAGCAGTTACAGATGGAGTTATGTTGTTACCTGATATTGAATATGTCGTGCCTAATTTATTCGTAACGGAGTACGGCATATCTACCGAAATCTGGGCAGATGTCGTAAATTTTTGCGTTATGTCTGCTAGTGCTACAGAAGGACTAAACAGTAACAGTAATGCCAATAATTTTTTCATTTGATACCTACTTTGGAGTCTTTATTGTCTACTATAAGCTTGTTTTTCTTCTTGTCGCCATTTTTTTTGATATTTAGCCCAAAATTTCCTAAAACTGTACTTAGAATTCCAGCGGCGAAGGTTGTATCAATTTGCCTTGTCGAGTTCCCATAGTATGAAAAACTGATGACCGCTAAAGACCAAATTAAAACAATAAATTGGATTCCAGTAGAAACCCAATTCATCCCGTCTTTGGTTTCTTCTTCTTCCATAATTAAGGCTTTTTGCTAAAACTAGCAAACTTGTCTAGAGTTGGGAAGAATATATTACAAAAAATGATTCGATTTATCAAGCCAATACTAAAGTTCTTCGTCAAATCCAACGCTGTAAAATCTCTTGTCGTTGGATTGCTTGAGGACTACAGCAAGTCCACAGAAACGGACATTGATGACGAAATAGTTAAGTTAGTTAAAGAAAAGTTGTGGCCTGTTACATAACTTTAAGTTATGGTTGGCGTAAGGCGTCAGGTGGTCGATGCCTTCTCTGCAAAAAATGGGCTTACTAATTCCCCAAAAGTAAGCCTGTTTTCAATATAAGGAGGTCAGGTTGCTATGGCTTGGGATGATTGGCTTACCATAACAGAAACGCTTGAAGATCAACTTTATCTTGAGATTCAGGCGCGGATGTTAGCTGAGATAACTGACTTTGAATATTTGCTTGAAGTAGCTGTAAACTATCAGCGGCAAAATTGGCAAAAAGACGAGATCATCAAAAATTGCATTGCAAAAATTGGCGATCTCGAAACAGAAATGATTAAATTAAGTCTTAAAAAAGAAAAAGACGATAATAATTCAAGAATTAAAAAGGAATATCATCGCCCGCTGTAGGCTCAATAAAGTTAAGATTTATATTTCCAAATAATCCATATTTGCCTTCTTTGGCTTTTGCGTTGATGTAAATGCCATCGACTTCGACTTCTTCTTTCTTTGAATAATCCCAAACTTTACCTTTCTTTTGCTTGGTATCAACCATTTTCATGACTTCTTCACAGAAGGCGGAAACAGATTCAGAAGGAATAAACAAAGACATTTTCTGCGGATACTTGTCTTGATCTTCATAATCGTTTTCACTTGTTGAAAACTTGATTGGATAAGGAAGGGCGGCTTTAAATGAATCAGGCATGATTAAAAAAATTTGTTAAAAGTTGATCGAATAATTGTGTAAGCGAAATTTTGTTTTTCGCGCAATATTTACGAATTAGGGTGGCTTGCGTATCATCGGTTCTAAAATAAAATTTGTTGCGGTTGTAATAAGAATTGCGGCGTGATCGAAGTTGTGCAATAACTTCTTCGCCTGATTTTGTGGCCTGTTCTTCGGTCATTAATCATCTTTATACTTTTCAACAGCTTGACGCAAAAATCTGCCGTGTTCAGATAATGTAATATTTTGCGGACGTACTTTGTCTACTTTTAATTTGAAATATTCCTTGAACTCTTTCAAGATTTGTTCTTGATGGCCTGAATTTCGTATGTCTTGGCAAATCAAATCCCTTGCTTGCGGGTTGATTGGTTTGGGAATTAAATAATCTTTATCAGGTTCTTGATTCGGTTTTGTCGGTGTTCTTACAACATCGTTATTTTCAGGTGGTTCTTCTTTTGGTTGGTCAAGGTCTTTAACTTCAACATCAGCCCAAAGTTCGTAAGCATCGCCAAAGGAGTAACAAGCGCAGGCGCACAAATGACGACGTTGTGAATTTTGAATATCATTTGCACTAATTTTTTCGTAACTTATAGCATCGTTTTTATTGTTTGTTATTGCATAGGGAAACAAAGGAAGTTTAACCCCTGTTATTACATTTACAAAGCATCCCATCAAATAACCCGTATTATTTGGAGCCATCCAAACAAGCTGCCCGTTTGGGTCAGGTTCTAATGAAAAAAACCAGTTTGGCGCGTTTTCTCTAATTCTTTGCGCTGTTTTAGCCCAAGCGCTATATGTAAAACGCCCTTTTTTGTAAAGATCGCCTGTCGTTATCAGGCCGCCCATATTTGGGATTTCGATTGGTTTTGTTTGGTTTTCCATAGTCCGCTAATAATTTTAAAGAAGCAACTGACGCTCTTACAGAAATTCACATCTTGATTTAACAAGAGGATATGTAAGGTCTTGTTGCTTCAATGTAAGCATTGACAACCTAATTCCGTAAAACTTCGGGGTGTACTTACATTCTTTAGTCTACCAATTTATTCGGGTTTGTCAAAAGTTTTTATATTTATATTTGCCCCGATATGTTCAAATCGTTTTGCATAGCGTTTCAAAGCCTGCAAACAAACAACAAGAGAATCATCTGCAAGAACAGTTCCGCCAGACGTAACAGATAGGGCATCAAGAGTACTTCTTGTTAATTTATCAACATCCCCTGTTGTTTTGCTAGTGCAGAAAAAAGGCGCATTATTTTTTAATATTTCTGCATTTTTACCTGTTCCAAAATGGCTCTTAGGGCGCGGCATTATAAATTCAATAGAAACTTGCACGGGTTCATTGAACGGATTGCCTGCAAACGCTTCAAGTGCCGCGTGGATAATATCCTGACGCCAAGGCTTAACCCTTTTGCTTGATTCCATCAAACCGCCGTATCTTGTCAAAGTTTTTGAACCCTGCGGCGCGGGTAAACCTACAACACGAAATTCAAGTTCTTTCAAAATCCCCCCTGTTCAGAATCAAATCTTTTCCACGCCTGCGACCACGCATATGCGCAATCAATCGTGTGTTGATCTTCGCCAACAATACATCTATTCGGTCTAGCCCAGATTGTTTTGCATACATCAGGAATAATTTTATGATGTTCCGCAAGCGCTTCAAGATAGCTTCCCATCTGCGCATCTGTTGAATAAGGCTTGGCGTACTTTTGCGATTGTGTTTTTAAATCAATCAACATAAGTTTTTGCGATTTGTTGTCGTAGCCCAAAAGATCAAGTTGCCCGCCGACAGATTTTTCAAGATCGCAAAGCATATATTCAACCGCCCACGGCTCGAAATCTTCCCACAATTCCAAATCCATCAAAGGTTTGATCCAATCTTCATAGTCGCCCATTTCAATTTTGTCGTTGCCAAGCATCCGCTGTTGCAAAGCATAATGCGCTGTTTCTCCGCGTGGTTGCCATTTGTGGCGGTAGCGTTCAATGTTTTCTAATTGTTCAGGCGTTTTTGTATTACAAACTTGAGTTGTTGAAAATGCAAGCTGTTCGCCTGTCGGTTCCCAAATGTATTTGTGGGTTTTTTCTATCCTCGCAATAGGTAAAGGTTCAAGTAATTTTTTCATGCCACCGACATCCCGTAAGGCGTCACAAAATAGATTCTTGCTGTTCGGCCACTTCGCGTAGGGCGTCTTAAAGGTTTCCCTGTTGATGAATCGAAATGATGCTGAAGGAACGCGGGTTGACATTTTGACAAGTCATTAAGGCGGGCTGATGCTGTTTGATGCTTCATCCCAAGTATTTCTTCTACTTGGTCACAAGTCAGCCCATCTTCAAAGTTTCTCACACATCGTAAGACATCAAGGCACATCCCGTTTATTTTGTCTTTAATAGATTCAGCGGCATCTTTTGATGTTTCTGTTTCGTTGCTTGGAACTACGGTGTAGTTAAAAAGCGGTAAATCGTTAGTTTCCATTTGTTTTTTTCGGTTTAGTTTGTTCCCAGAATTTGATAAGCAGTTCTAGTTCTGCTATACGGATTTTTGCTTTGTCGATCTTTTCGGCTGTTTTCATGTCGGGTAATCTTTAGGGTCGATAATTTCAACACGTTCTTCAGGTTGATTTATTCGGGCAAGATTTCGATGTTTTACGCCCTGATAACCTTTTGGAAAAAGTGATTTTGAACTGTTGCAATCGTCCTCCACAGTTTGCCATCCGTCCGTTTTCTTGTCGAGATCGGTCAGCGTCCACATTTTGCGATCAGGGTTTGCGGGGTTTGGCTTATGTAATCCCGCTTTCAAGGTTCTTACAAGTGAACCTAAATCAACTAATCTTTCCATTCTGAAAAACCTCCTTTGCTCATAAACTCATCAAAAATTTTTCTCAAATCATCGCCATATATTTCATCAATAGCTTTCCAAAGATGAATCGGTAAATTTGGCAGTTCTGGGTCTGGGTCAACTAACATCCCAATATCTGCAATTGTTCCGTAAACTTGCGAGTCGCCGTCATTTTTATAATTCACAGAAAATCTTGGAACAGGTAAACCAAAATCTTCGCGTTCTAAATAAACGCTGACTTTGTTAGATGGGCTATGAAGCAAATTCATTATTTAACCTCCTTGCCATCAACTTTATATTTAAGTTCATCAACAATCCTTAAATTCGGCCAATCTTGATCACTTGCTTTAAATACTCTTGACGCAGGATGATTTACAACTGGTTCTTCTTTTTTAAAGAATTTCTTGTCATTAGGTTTGTAAACATCTTTGTAACCCCCGATAATCGCCATTTCTAGCGCCCTTATCTGTTCATCGAGGGTAAACGATCTCAAAGTCTTGAAGATGCGTTGCGCGACCTTTTCGCTGCAAGTTGCTTTTTTCTTATGTCTTATCGGCCACCATTCAACAATTAAATCCGCGTGTCTTTGTAGATCATCAGGAATTAATTCTTTTTTGATCTTTGGAGAAGAAAAAGGGTCAATTTTTTTCTTTTCCTTATTCTTATTAATAGATTCTATATTAGAGAATTTATCTGCGCTCTCTTGTTTTTTTTCTTTTGTTTTTTCTGGCGAACTTTGTTCGCTTGA